CTGATCTTGCATTTAAAGCTGAAACATCAACTTTTTTTACAGAACTTTCTCCTGTTCCATCGGATATGTTAGTAAGTTTAATTACTGCTCTTTTATCTGTGTCAATTATTGTTTGACTTGTTACTGCGTCTGCCATTTTTTTCTCCTGTTAGAGAACGGGGCCAAAGCCCCGCTCTAATTAAAGTTAGTTATTATTGATCTGCAAATGCAGGTACGTCTGCACCTTCTGCTGTACCCCAAATGTAATAATTTGTGCTATCTTTAGCCAAAATATTTATCTCAAATATACCAAAATCTGTAAGAGTTAGTTTTGAGTTAGAGTTTCCATCAGAATAAACAGATACGTTATCAGCATTTGAATCTAAGTGAACAATTCCACCAATAAAGAAATTAGTATTTCCTGGTGTTATTATAATTAAATTCTCTGCTTCTTCTGCAGCACCACCATAAATAAATTTAAAGTGTGAGCCAGCAACTGGTGCAGGTAATGTAATTGTTCTGTTTGATCCAAGTGCAGGAACTACAAGAGTTCTTCCACTGTGTGTTGCGTTATCAAGAGTTTTGTTTTCATCTCCTAATGCAACTGGTCCATCACCTAAAGTGATGACTTCAGTAATTGCTCCAGTGCTAGAGTTTTTACTTACTGTTTTAAATGTATCTTCAGATCTTACTGGACCTGAAAAAGTTGTTTTAGCCATAATATTCCTCCTAGAATATTTAAATGTAGTCCCTAGGGGCATGTCGACTATACGCGTCTACATTTATTTTTTATTTTTGTATAGTAACAAAATTGTATACTAGTTTTAAATAGAGTGCAAGAGGGCGTGTAGTGTGGATAGAACTTTTCCAACGATGTAGCTTTTTACTAAGTAGCTACAGAAACTTCGGGGGCAGCGTCTTCTACTTTATTTAACAGATGCTCTTTTTTAGCTTCTGCCATTTTTATATGGCTAATTACTTCTCTGACTTTTCTGTCAATTTTAACCATATTGAGAGTATATTTACCCTCGTTAAGATGCTCCTGCTCCCATTCTAGATCCAATACCTTTTTCTGTTTGTAAAGGTCTTGTAGATGTGTTTGCATCATTTATAACCTCCTCATAGGTTATTCTATTTATCTTGGGATCGTTCATTTCTCCAAGATACTCCCATTTTATATCACCTTTTCCCAATTTGTCAACTATTGCGTTTTCAATATCTAATGAGGTTTCAATGCAGTTTATATTAAAATCTGCATGATATTGATACGCTGATATTTGTATTCTAAAGGTTTTTTGGTGCATTTTTTCTTTCTATATTTAAAATATGGCGGGATTGTGTCCCGCCATATTAATTTAATGATTATGCTCCCGGTGATCCGAAAATACCTCTCCAGTCTGAGAATCCAAAAGAATATCTCTCTCTAGCTTTGTATCTTACGTTACCAGTTGTAAAGTCGCCTTCCATAGATGTTTTCATCGGTGCTCTAACAAAATGTTTTAGACCATTAGGCACGTCTGTTTTAATGAAAAACGCATCTGTATCAGTTAAGTAATGGTTCACAGTATAACCTTGTGGAATCATTCCTTTTGACACAACTGCATTGATATCATTATCAGCTGTTCCAACTCTTTGAGAAGATTTCATTAATCTCTCAGCTGTAAATTGCAAAGCTGAAGGTATAATTAACTTAGTACCTTTAGCAGCAATTTTAAGACCTCTTTCGTCAGTCATTGCAGCGATATCTATTAAAGATTGCTCCAATGATGTTTCGTTAAGGTCCGCCGCAGTAGATAATTCATTCTGCTCTGTTCCTGAAGCGATTGGGTGGTCAGTAGCACAAAGCTCTTTACCATCACCGCCTGCAGAAGATGAACTGAACGCGTTGTTTAACACATTAGCAGCTTTCACTTGTTTAGTGTTAGCCATTGATCTTGCTAAAGCTTTTGTATATCTAGACGCAAGTCTGTCATACAAGTTATCCTCGATTGCTTCTTCAGTAATCGCGAATGCTAGTGCAAGTGTTTCATGTGTGTAACGAGCTGTGAAAGTTTCTTGTGCATTATCAAATGAAACTGAAGTTCCTTCAGCTTTGATTGGTGCATTTGCGAAACCAGATAACATAACTTCTTCTTCAAAAGCTCTGTCACTGTTTTCAGTGTCGAAAATTTCCGCATGCTCATTAGCATAGTTGTTATATTCCAAGCCGAATAGTGCATTCAAACCTGGCTCTAGTTCTTTAACTAGTTGTCCTCTTGATATAGCCATATTTTATTCTCCTATTCCGCTATTATACGCCAGTTGCGGTCATATAGAAGTGTTCGTTAATGATCACTTTAAAGTTACAATTAGCAGATGTTAAATCGCTATTGTCAGGATCATCAGAAACTCCGATAATTCGCAAGTTAGCTGTAGTTGTTGATTGAGTATCCGTAATTTCAGTTTTAGAAACAAAATGCGGAGTTACACCTGCTCCAACAGCAACATCAGCGTTTGTGAAAACGTCTAGTTGTTGTGTTGCGCCTGATGCATCCGATTGTACTTCATAAACTTGATGCGGATCGTCAGTAATAAACGCTTTGATATCAGTAGCTGCGTTTGAAGCAACTAAGTGATTAGCAAAGGTTGGTTTACTTGTTGAAGAGTCTGTAAAAAACACACCCTGACAAGAGCCTAAAAGAACTCCATTATCAGTAGCTGCGCCTATTCCAACTGTTCCTGCTGCTAAAGCAACCATAAGGTCGTTTTGAGCAAAAGCTGAAGCGCAAGCTGCTACTTCGTATTCAGTAGCTGCGTTGTTATCAGGTGACCCTCCAATTTTGCCTAGGGGTTTTAATCCAAAGGCTGCGTCTTGGTTTGCCATATTTATCTCCTTTGTCTACCGAAGGTAGACGATTAATTTAATTCGTTGGCAAAAATTGCTAAAAAATTATTAGCTCTTTTTTGTACCACCGAAGGTTACACGAGTCTGTCGATCATTATTGATCGGCATACCTGGATGCTGTTCCTTCAGAAGATCGTTATCAATCGCTTCGTCTTTTTGTTTTGTAAGGTTATTAAAATATTCCTCACGCGATTTAACAAGCTCGTTAGATATCCTAGCCAGCAATAGGCCGCCAACTCCGATGACCCCTTTGTATTTACCTTGATCCAGAACTGGATAATCTTGATCTGGGTATTCATCAGCTCTTACTAACTCATATCCTGATCTTAATTTACCTGCCATGTTTTTTGTATCATCAAAACCCATAGTCTCGGCTCTTATCCATCTGTGATGGTACCCGTCTGGTGCAGGGGGTGCATCTAAAGATGATGGTGGAGTCCAAACAGTTTTTTTAGCTGTTTTAGCTCTTGTTTGACTCGCACGGGAAGTTTTTATTTTATCTGTACTCATATGCTTATGCCTCCTTCGTGATTTTTAGTTGTTTCGCATATTCTTCTAGTGGCACTCCTAATTTTTTAGCAATTGCTACTTGTGATGAAGTGAGTCTCACAGTTTGGCGACCAGGTTTTACACTCCGCGTAGCTGACGCTACAGTTTGAGTAGGTTTAGTCGTTTCCTTTGGTTCAGTTTTAGCAAATTTGTGTGGGAAGTCAAGCTTCATTCTACGATCTACTTCAGTATAGTATTCATCTGAATTAGGATCAAAGCCTTCTTCTTTAGTCAATTTGTCATGTAGATCAAAAGCAGTATAAGTCATAGCAGAATCTTGACCAAACCAAGGATTTCTTTCAGCCCACTCTTCAGCTTTTGGATCGGGTTTAGCTTGTTTAGGTGCAATCGCTTGATCTAATGTAGGAGTTTTAATTTCTGCAGGTTTAGACTCAGTTTGTTTTTTTAAATTTGCAACTCTTGCTTCTTCTACGCCTAATCTCGCTATCATTTTTTGTGCTTGCACTTCAGCGTTTATGTCTCCATCTTCTCTAGCTTTTGCTAATTGAGATTGTGCTGCTTGAAGACCAGAAATAACTCTACCTTCCATAGCACTTACATAATTTGGCTCAATAGTTGATAATTTATTTTTTAAAGTTTCTTGTTCAACTTGCACACCTTTAGCATATTCTAAAGCAGCTTCTTTTTGTCTTTCTGCTTCACGCCATTTTTTAGTTAGTTTTGCAATTCTTTTTTGAACGCCTTCACTATATTGCTCTAGTTCTTCTTTTTTAGTTTCTTGCTTCTCGTTGCTTGTTTCTTTTTTCTCTTCTTTAGTTTCTTCTACCTCAGTTGTTTCAACTGGTTTAGTTTCTTCTACAACAGTTTCTTTTTCAGATTCTGTTTTTTCTTCTACTACTTGTTTTACTTTTTCTTCTTCTAGCTCAACTTCAGCACCGGGACCCGATGTATCAATGTCAACTAGATCTTGTTTGTTTTCTTCTGTTTCTGGCATAGTTATCTCCTTCTATGTTAAATATTATGCAGCACGGATTCTGGATTACTTATTGTACCCAAAACTTCGTCGTCATTTAATAGACGGACTTCGCCGCCTTCGATAGGTAATCTTGATCCTGCATAACGAGCAAAAATTACCCAATCTCCTTTTTTACACCAAGCTCCTGTTGGAAACTTTTCTTTGTCAAAATAAGCTAATGGCCCTACTTTTAAAACGTAACCACAGTTAGTTGCAATTCTTAATTTTTCTAAAGACTCTTGTGCAATAATTATACCACCTTTAGTTTTTTCTTTAGGTGTAAATGGTAACACAAGTAGTCGCCAGCCACTAGGATCGGGCAGCTGTTCTTTTTGTTTTTTAATATTTTCTGGATTTAAAGGTTCTGGTTCACCTTTAGCTTCTTCTTTGTATTTGTCTTGAAGACCAAGTTTAATTTTTGGTACTTCCGTTGATTCCGACGACGTTTCCTTCATTTTTTTGCTCCTTTTCTTCTAGCAGGTTAGAGATTTCCTGTAATAGATATTGATAAGTTCTTGCTTGTCCTAACATATACTGATATTTTTCCATGTTGTCAACTCCACCACTAATCATGGTGTCGCCGATTCTTTGTAAGTTGTCCCTCATGTTTTTTTGTATTTTAGAAACAACAGTTAATGGGTCCATCATATTAACATTTCCATCTTCTTCTAGCTTGACGAATACGTGAGTTTGGATCGTTTCTTGTTTTTGCTGATGACCGTTTTAATTGTCCTAGTGATCTAGCGCAGTATGACTTCCTACGATTAGCAGCTTTTGATCCAGGCTTCACTTTTCCTGTCACAGCTGTTTTTAGTTTTGAGCCGGGATTTGCTCTTCTATAGGCAGCGACACCGGCTCGTGTCATACCTGCTCCAGATTTTGTAGATCTGTAGTTTTTTTTATTTCTTGAAATTGGATTTTCAGCCATTATTTTTTAGCAGTCTTAGCTGATTCCTTTAAAGCTTTGTCAGTTACAGAACCTTTTCCAGGTTTACTAGTCCCTCTTTTTTTGGCTCTGTTCATATAATAATAAAGACCTTTTTTAACTGTGCGTCCATCTTTAGTTACATGTGTATCTTTACCTGATCCATTTTTATACATTACTCTTTTACTTCTTCCTTTTATTTCTTTTCCTGGCATTATTTTTTTCCTCTCTTCATTGCTTTTCCACCACCTGCGTAAGCGATACCACCACCCATAAAAGGTGATCTTTTATCTACCATTCCGCCCATGTTAAGTTTGACTCCTCTACCTATTAAAACATCTTTAAAAGTAGTTTTGCCATCTCCAGACAAATCTGGAAATCCGTTATTTTTCTTTTTTTTCATTATTTTTTTCCTCCCTTAAATATTTGAGTTCCCTTTATACCATAAATGCTCGCCACGACAAGGATCCATAAATTTGTAAACCAGCTCGGCAGCTGTTGGAACTGCTCAAAAAACTCTTTTATCTTTGCAGAAGCATTTGGATCATCACTAAAAACACCCCAAGCAATCACCAAAATTGGCAACGTGAGAATTACAAGGACTGCCTCGTCTTTCCAGTCCGATTGTCTAGCTTCTAGTAGTTTTCCAGAATATTCCAGCTCACCGGAGGCCATTTTTTCTGCATGTTTAGCTTGTGCGTTAGCCATCATCATTTTAGTCTCTTGTTTTTTCTTATAAATGTGTGAACCTGCATTTACAGCTAGTTTAATTGCACTTAACCACATAATTAATCTCCTTTTCTAATAATTGACACACTATCTGGCACTTTATCGCTAGAAGGTATCGTTTTACCTAAAATTGTTTTCTGAATTGACGTATCAGCTCTTAATTGTGCTAATTCTTCGTTCTGATCTAGTTTTTCTTCAGTGTTTGCTTGGTTCATCATAGCCTTCATTCGGTCTAAGTTCATTTTTTCTTCGCCTTCTTTCTGTTTTCTAGCATCATCTTTAGCTTTAAGGTCTAATTCTCTTGATCTTAGCTTCGCTATTGGGTCATTATCGAACTGTGAAGTAATTTTCTTCTCTTCTTTTGCAAAATCATCCATCATTTCTGATATTAACACTGCTTTTCTGCCGTCTATTCTCTCTTGTAGCATTCTTGCTTGTTGTTGTAGCTGTGGATTCTGTTGTGCCATCTGCATCATTTGTTGTAATTGAGGTAACTCATCTCTAAACTCTACTTCAATCTGTTCTTGTGCCATTAAACTTATATGTTCAAGTATGTTTTTTTGTATTGAAGCACCAATTGCAGGTGAATTCTTAACCATGTTAGTTTCCATAAAGTTTAAATGCGCTGTAATATGTGCTTGGTGGTCTTGACCAGGAAATGCTTGAAACGGAATACCACCTAATGCATCAATGTGTTCCAATGCAGGATCTTTTGGCATAGGTTGAGGTGGTTTTTTTAAAATTAAGTCAATATCTTTTACCCCCAATGCCTCATACATATTTCGATACACTTCGTATTGATTATGTATTTGAGGGTTCGAGGCAGCCAATTGCATTTCAGTTTGAGCTAAAGATATCCTTTGCGTTTGGCTAAAGATATTGGGATCTGCAACTGGTAAGATGTCTACACGGTCGTCAAAATCTAATTGTTTAATTTGATTCTGTCCACCAATAACATCATAGGGGTAAACTGGAGGTAGGTATGTTTTAAATACTCTGGCTAAAATTGTAAATTCTTTTTTCATCGCGGCGTACATTCTTTTGTGGATCGCTGACATTACACGCGATCCTCTTTCCAACATAGCGACTGTCGTGCCCACTGCTGCTTGTTGGTTCCCGTCTCCTACCTGCAGGTCGGCAATAGATGCAAATCTTTGCCCTGCTTGTACCACGACACCCATAAGTGATAATAAAGTTTGTGATGGTTCTTTAAATGGCAATGTCATAAATGCATCTTTTAAATTTCCTCCAGGTGCATCGACATCTCTAAACTCACCGGGTTGAATTGATTGTGCCTCGTCTCTCATTTTAATACCACGCATTTTAAATCCAGCGGGTAAGTTAGACAAAGTTCCAGCATCTAACAGCTGTCTTAATGCAGCTGTTGCTGTTCTTGATAATCCACCAATCATGTGAGTTAAACCAAAACCGTAAAATCCTAAACCAGGTAAAAATTTAAAATGAACAAAATAATTAATTTTACTTTTTAATACGTCGCCTGCTTCGTAGTTTCTTCTAATTGATAATACTTTTCTAGTTCCTTCTTCAACTGTTACAATGTATGGTAATTTAATTCCTGTAGCTTCGCCGTCTTGACCTAAATCTTCAAAGCCTTCTAGATCTAAAGTAACGTGACATTCTAAAAGTGTATACATTCTTTGATCTCTTCCTTTAGATGTCCCGTCTAATTCTCTTTCTGCTTTTTCAGAAGCAGTCTCATCCATGTACGATGGGTTAATTTCTATGTCTCTATAAAATCCTCCAACTTGTTGTTTTCTTAATTCGTTTTCTGTCATACGCACTCTGTGTATTACAGACTCGCAATCATCTAATGATGTTGCAGTATATGGTACAACGATATCATCTGCAGGAACATATTTTGAAACAGCTCTTTGCATAATCTCATCGTAATAAACTTTTTTAAATGCAGAACCTGCAAGTGGTAAATAAAATAACATCTGATCAAACTCTGCTTCGTATTCTTTCATCTCAGACATAATCTGATAATTCATAAACTGTTTTACTCTTTGCGACTGCGCTTCTTTATCAGGTGTTGGCATGCCAATTATTTGAGTTCTAACTGGACCTTGCGCTGGTAATAATTCTTTATAAGCTAAAGCTTGAAACTGTGTAACAGCTTCTGCTAATACTGGATGCGTCGCGCCCGATGCGCCTTTAAATGGTTCTGTTCTGTCGTCATAATTAAAACCTAACAGTTCTAATCCTTGTGTATAAGTTCTTTCCCAATCTTTTCTTGAAGATTTATAATCTGTGTAGTCTTCATACATTTTACTTCCTAACGGATCTAAAACATCGTCAGGTAACAATTCAGCTAAATTAGAAAAATGTCCTTCAGTGCCTTCAACGTTTACCGCAGATGGGTCAAAGTCTATGTCAACACTTCCGTCTTCGTTTTCTTGAACTTCAACAGGGCCTTTTGTTTCTTGTTCCTGTTCTATATCTATTTGTAAATCATCTTCACTAGGAATAGTTATTTCTTTTCTTACCTCGTTGGGTAAGGCTTTGTCTATTTCTGCCATTTATTTCTCCAGTTTCACTGTCTTAACAGTATTACTCTTAATATTCAAGCCCTGTGGATTAGGTCCTGATTTAGGTGGTGGTCCTGATTTCTTGCCACCCGCTCCTAGTGGCTTGTCTACTCTACCGCCTAATTTCATTTCACTTCTCATTTCTGCTAAAACATATTGTATAGCTGATAGTTCTGACATATCAGCACCTATCTCACGTACACGTTTTTCAAATTCTTTTTTTCGTTCTGGACTAAAATTTTTTGAATATTTATCTGTTAGTTCTGACATTAGTAATAAGTTCTTTTTGTTTTTATAATTTTTTCTTCTTCATAGTCTTCAGGATGCGGTACCAACCCTCCTTGTCTAAACCGCATAACAGCTTGGGTCATACTATCAACCAAGTCATCATGATCCCCGTATGGAAAAGCTGCACACTCTTCAATAACCTCTTCTGCGAACTTTTCTTCAGGAGCCCACACCATACCAGATTCAAACAAAGGTGCAACTGCATTTACACGGGCATGCTTATCGTTTCCTTTTGACGGTGTGAAATTAACTACCGGTATCCCCATATTTCTAAGCTCGTAGGTTAGTGGCAATCCACTGGCTTTAGCTT